TCGAATGTGAACTTGACTAAGACAAGACTCGCGGACGTTTTTGTAAGGACCGGCACTTAACCTGCAACAGGCGGTGGGCAGCACCCCAGCGGTGCTGGGGCGGGGCTCACTCAAGTGGCCCGACGTAGGCGTTCACGGAGCGCATGTGAGGCTGCGCAGGCGTGAAACGCCGGAGTTGGTCGAACAGCGGGTGGCTGATCTGCGACGGCGGCGGCGAGAACTTGCGCGAGCGGAGCTCAGCGTCCAGTTCCTGCCACTGCCCAGGCCCGTACAAGGCGCACAGCATGGGCCGCGCGGCGGCCCAGTTTGTGCGGTACGTCTGCCCGTTCCGTTCACGATGGCGCTTGCGCGCCGAGGGCTTGACGGTACAAGACCTCAGGGCCGAGCAGATGAAGGAGCCCACGATCGGAACGTGGCAGTCCTCCTTGCTCAGCAAGGCTCCGGTGTACTCCGCAGTACTGTGGCGGCCGGGTGGCTTGATGGACCACCCGTTCTTGCACAGGGAGCGGTGTGGCTTGCTCCCAAGCAAGTGGCGCAGGAACACCGGCCCGCGCGGCAGCACAACGAGTTTGGGCTCGATGGGCCACCAGTAGCAGGAGAGGAAGTCGAGGTCGTAGTCGACCCCGATCTCCCCAGCCCCGCCGGTGAGCGTGAAGCCCAAGAAGCCAACGAACTCCTTGAGCTTGTCGACGTCATTCCCGGGGTGGGTCATGACGACGATGTCGTCGCCGCAGACATAAATGCGTGCGGTCCAGCCGAGCCAGTCGACGGCGATCTGCAGGGCAGCGCCCACAAGCAGCGTGTTCAGCACCGTCGTGCTGTCGTCACCACTCTTGTTCATGAAGTGTGACTGGTACTTGTGGTGCTTGCCGGAGCCCTGGCAAAACACGTCGTTGATGGCGACGCACTTCCAGACGGCGTCGGGGGCGCCAAGCTGGTAGAGCATGCGTGCGAGCAGTCCGCAGTGTTGCCGGCCGATGGAATTGTCGCACGCCTTGACGTCCAGGGCCATGGCCTGGCTGAGACCGTGGCCGGCATCGAGTGCGGTGTGAGCACTAATCTTCTCGAGCGACATGCCGGCCGCGTAGACGAAGCCCGGGCTGCCGTCGTCCTCGATGGCGAACTTCTTCACCAGGAGCTTGGAGAGTGCGTGGACCCAGGGCCCGACGAGCGTGGAGTAGAGCCGCGAGGCGGCCT